GGTAATCTGCTGCTGCAAAGATTTCTTGGTTTGCACGAGAATTGCCTTGAGCACCCGCCATGAAGATGGAGTTAGCCCAGGTACCAGGACCGCATTCTTCGATATCCATCGAAATCCACAGATCAGGATGGAAATAGGTTTGCAGCAGAGCGCCCAGCTGTTGCATGCTGAACTGGTCATCAAGGGTATTGAAAGGAGCACCCGGCTGGTTTTGCAGAGCGGGGATCGCTTCGTAACCGATGTTACCGATGTTGTGCATCGGATTCTTGATGCCCTTCTGAGGCATGAACTGAGCCATCCAAGCGTTATTCTGGGTCAGAGCCAGAACCGAAGCCAGTTGAAGCAGTTGGACAGGCAGAGTACCTGCATTTTCAACATCGCTACGAGTGATAACGAAGCGAGGCTGGTACAGCTTCGTGCGAGGTTGTTGGTTCAGAGGAGCAAACGCAAACTGACCACCATTGCCAACGTTAGAATCTTCAGGATTCCACATCAGATCCATGAAACCGTTCATGGTAAACAGCTTCTCAGACTGTTCACCACTGTGGATCGAGGGCAGGACTTCGCGATTGACTTCAGTGTTCTTGACTTCGATGAAGTCAATGACAATGTCAGAGCGAACAGGTTGACCAACGGGATCGACTGCGTGAGGTTGGTGAATCGAAACACGGGTATTCACAGTCAGACGACCGCCTGCGCGAGCCAGGGAGAAGTCTTCAGCACCGGTGTCCGGAGTGCAAGTCACCAGAGTCGAAGCAGCAGCCTTGAGCGCGTTATACATCACAGCGCGAACTTGGTCATCACTCTTGTACTCGAAGCCAGCAGGAATAACTTCACCATCAGCATCGTAGATCTTGTCCGGAGAAACGCCACGGAACTCACGAGCCACGATGGCTGCGATTTGTGCCTTGAACTTTTCATCATAAGCATCCGAAGGAGGACGAATGACCGAAACGTTCTGACCGTTGATTTGAACAACGTCTTGACGATCCTTCTGGACGAGGGTGTCAGCCAGCAGAAGTGCGTGGTATGCGACACCAGAGCCGGGAGTAGCTTGACCCTTTTGACCGAACTGGATCGCAACGATGATCGAAGAAATGTTCAGTTGGTTGGTTTGACCGTCAACAGAAATGATGGTCATTACAAAGTCATCAATCGTGGGAGGAAGTGCACGCTTGATGGTTTCTTGGAAATTGCTGATGGCTTCAGCGTGAGGTACGTTGGTGATGGGATCCTTGAAGGCCATCAGCGACTTGATAGAATTGGTAGACATATTGGTATTGCGTTGTGCTTGTGGACGTGCGGCGGGCGCGAAGTTAGGAGTAGGAGCAGACTGTTGGGCCGCGCTTTGCTTAGGTGCTGCTGCTTGGCCATCGTTGGTATCATGAACTGCCATTTTATTATTCCTTTACTAAAGTGTGGAAGTTGATTTATAGGGTTTTGCAAAAACCTAGGAACGAGAGATTTATATCCCTAACTCCAGTATTGTGATATGTGTCCAAAAAGTTTTTAAATTCAACTTCTATAGCGGATATATCTTATCTGTAAGCAAACTGCCTCAAATAAGACCACAAACATAGTCAATGCTGACTATACTGAGAGTTGCTCCAACATATACTTTAACATGATAAAAATATACATCGGTAATAGGTCTTTTTACTCTACCAGGGGCGATCAAGCCCTGGTAGAATGGATGATGTTTCATCTATACAATAGGACATAAACAAGTATTTTTTTACATAAATAGATCAAACAGCTATCGTATGTATCTAAAATACCTAGTTATAAACATATGCAAAAACTGCTAAACATGGAAACTGGGACGAATCAAGGGATCTTGAATGCTCCTTGGTGGTCCTATGTTAAAGACGGTTTAAAGAATAATCTCGACCAAGTTATTAGTTACTATAGAAAGTTTCCTACTGCTGTAAATAGCTCTCACTTTCTAGCCAAATTGATAACCACTCTTGGAACACATCGTGACGATGATTATTTAAGATTCTTAACCACTATAAAAGGTAGATCATTGTCAGTTGCAATGTCTCACCAAATGACCAGTTCTCTAAGTAAAGGGATTACCTTTGACGGTATATTCTACGGTAAGGGAAGTACTGAAATAATAATAGGTACTAACGAAGACTTCGATATCTTCGAGGCTAGGGACAATTGGAGAAACTTGGAGCCAGTTAAAATCTTAAGACACCCTAAAAGTGATTTGAGTTTATTACCTATAAATGGTGAGGCATACAACGGTGAAGAAGGAATATCGGTTATCTCTATTAACCTAACGATGTTGGCAATCCAATATAGAGAGTTTAGATTATTAGAAGATAAGATAGCTGAAGAATATGGTGAATCTCCAAGATCGATGGAGCAATTTATTCACGCGTATCCTTTAACAAACGCTCTTCGCAGTCACCTGGATCAATGTTTGTTTAACAGAATGTACAATCTGTTAATAAACAAACCAATGGGTTATTGTAATAAGACACATCCATTTTATCTTACTGATTATTCTAGTAAGTTAGATTTAATCTATTCTGACTTATTAAAGAGAATAAATAGTCCGATGAAATTTGATACAATTTTAAGACAAATACCGTTAGTAAGTAACGACAGTCTTAAAGAACTATCTGTTTTACCAGAATGCGCGCCAACTCGACAAGTCGTATGGGGTTTGGTTTGTTCAAGACTGCAGATTCTGGATTTTCTAGTTAGAACAAGCAGTAATGTAAGAATACAAAACGGTAGAGATCTTAACAATATTAGAAGATCTTTTAATTTGTTTCAAACAGATAAAGCTTTAAAAGCATCATTACCTATAGAAGATTATTTTGATGAAAAAATCAAAATAGATAAATTAACAAAACTATAACTTTACTTTTTGAAAAAAGTAAATAAATCATTATATTTAAAAAGGTAAAACAAAATGTCAAATGATTCAATATCTGATATAACTAACTCTCTAGCTGGCTTTGGCACCAAAGCCATCGATTACGTCGAAAAAACAAAAGAAATTACCGATTCTGATGCAGTAACTGCCATTGGTAAAATAGTAGATACCAAATTAACAAACATTCCTGTTATAGATAGGACAGACAACAAAAACAGTTTGATTGACCCGGTGACGGGTAAGATCGCGGACGGCGGCTTGTTTATTTCGCTAGCGCAACTGATCGACCCGATCATCAATGGCCCCATCACGCGTGACGCTAACGGTGCGGCAATCTCAGCGGCACTCGTATGGCCAGACGGTGCAACGGGCGTTTACACAGCAACTCAGGTCAGTGCTGCATTTCCGGGAGCGGTGGACGCTTACACATGCACGCGAGTGGTCGGCGGTGTGATGACGACGTACACGCAACCTGCCGTCACCCGCGACGCTTCTGGCGCCGTGGTCAACAAACCCGCAATCGTAGTTTCGTGAGGTAAATCATGGGAATTCTCGATACACCCGGTATTTCAGAAAAACAGATCGGGCGCAAATATATCAACCTTCCGTCGAACCTTGGATGGGCTCCTTCGTTCGTTCCTCGGATTTACCGAGACATGCAGACAGGGACTTACTCGGTTGATCCGTTCAACGCTCGCGATTTGGTCAACAGCGCAATCTGGAGCGGCGCTGCGTATCACGTTGATGTCGCGACCGGCGTTGACACGAATACGGGCCTTGGCGCATTCGATGGCGATTTCCGTGCGCCGCTGCTGACTATTCAGCAGGCCATCGTCCTCGGCAATGCGACAGGTGCGCCATACCGGGTCTACGTCAAAGCCGGATACTACGGTGGGTCACGCGCTTTGACGGGTGGATCTGCTGTGGAGCCGACTCAACACGCAGCATTCATCGGAGTCGGCGGTGTAGTTCGTAACACTGCGGGCGATGGCGTCATCAATTTTTCGGCCACGACCGACGCGACATACACAAACACATACACGGCATCCATAGCGAACCTGCTACAAATTCGAGATATGTTGACGCGAGATTCGTCGTCACGTTTTACGGATATACCTCTGCTGGCTGACCCTGCCACCGTTAACAGCACATCGACGGGCGGATACTGCATATCTGGCGGTTTGCTGTACCTGCGACGCGCTGACGGACTGCGGCCGACCGACGCAAATACCCTAATAACTCGAACCAATAGTGCTGCTCGTTTTATGACCTGCACGACAGACCTCTATTTTGAGAACTTTGCGTTCTACGGTGGCTATGATGGTGCCTTGTATTGCGACCCAATCGCGACTCGAAACATCGTGACTGTTAACTGCGAGGCTAGCTACGCGGGCGGTTCGGCGTACACGACGGCGAGCGATGGTGTGCGAATTCGACGCAACCAGGGGCTGGTGTGTCACGTAAACATCCGCGCTTATGGCAACACAAAGGATGGACTGAACTATCACCGCGATAGTGCGGTTGCTGGGTCGATGTTCGTGCTGACTATTAATCCGGTCAGCAAGGGCAATGGCTTGTTTACAGCCACCTCATGCCAGGCAGAAACGTCTCACGACGATGTGGTATCGATCACAGTCAATCCAGATTACTACGACAGCAAGGGCAGTCTGTACCATCATATCGAACAGGCTAAATGCGCTGTATTTGGCGGCCAGATGATTGCGGGTCCGCTCAACAGCACATCGGGCGTTGCCCGTGCGTCAAACGATGTCCGCATGTGGATACATGGGACAAAGATCGACGCCGGTAGCGGACCCGCAATCATCGCTGAAGCCAATACGGGGACGGCCTATGTCGCAGGTGAGTGCAGCATTTCTGGCAGCATTTCTGCGACTGGAGGCGGCCAGGTCCTTGGATGGGTAAATTAAGATAGAAGGACACGATATGGGATTACTTGACGCACCGGGCTGGACCCCTAACGCAAATGAAATCATTCTGCTAGCAGCAGGTCAATCAAACATGGCTGGCTGGACTGCGCCCGACAGAATCAGCACTGCCGAGGCTGGCGACGAGCGCATCCGCGTGTTCGACATTGGCAAAGGCGACAACCTAATTTCCAACGGCGATTTTTTCGACGGGGCAACTGGTTGGACGTTAAGTGGATTCACGGGGGCCTCAACTGGCGGCGTGCTGACGCTCACGGCCACAGCAGCCAGTTTCCCGAACATGATCCGCACAATCACGGGGCTGACTGTTGGAACCACATACGAACTGACGGGCTGGGTTGAGCCCGTGAGCGCAGACGCCCAGTTTCGTTTGGGCACATCGAATCCAACGCTCATCGGCGGCACTCGGTACACATCGCAGGACGTGCGCGGCACAGGCGTTGCTCAGGCAATGTCTACGCGCTGGACAGCGACAGCGACAAGTCACACAGTCGAGTTGATCTCTAACTCTGGCACCACGCCAACAGGCACGGTGTTCGCGAGACTGCGCGATTTTCAGTTGCGCGAAGTGCTGTCGAGCGGGACGAGCTACCCGGTCGCCGCCGAGCCGATTTTTAACCAGATCGATTTTGCGAACATCGGAGCGCTAGGCCCGTGTCCGGCGTATCACATCGCCAAGAGCCTGTTGACCGCTGGCAAGGCCAGCCGTGTGACGATTGTCCCGACGGCAATCGGCGGCACGGCCCTGGTAGGCGGTCCGTGGGCGTCGCCGAGCGGCGCTCGGTACACGGATACCGTGACAAAACTGACCGCAGCCCTGGCGGATAACCCAGTCGCTGTGCCGGTCATGTTTTGGATTCAGGGTGAGGCTGACGCTACAAACCTGCGCACAAAGCAGCAGTATCAAACTGCATTCCAGTCGATGCTGGCCGGGTTCCGAGGGGTTGCTGGCGCGTCGAAAATGCGCTGCGTTATCGGGTCAATCGTCCCCGAATACATCGCATCGTCAGCGGCCCATGGCCGCATCGATGGAGCCCATCAAGAGTTGGCGCGTACTGATTGGGGCGTCTATTACGTCCGGGCTCCGCTGGGATACCAAAAATCCGGCGAGCAATTTCATTTCAACGCGGCGGGTGCGCGGGCAATGGCCCCAGGCCTCGCGGCTGTGGTCCGGGCCGATTGGGCGCGTTAACCGTGGCACTCACAGCAACCGGCGGCGGGCAAGTTCTCGCATGGACACCATAACTAACCTCTAGACTATAATTGGTATTTTGTAATTAAATTATACTGAGGCATAAAAGGGGGAAATCCCCCTTTTATGCCTCAGTACTCATCAGATATCAATCTGGTCAGATTTTCGTTTACCACATAGTAACCTAACGTTTCAAGAACAATATAGAAGACTGAAGATATATCGAAAATGGTTTTTCTCAAATCCATGATTGATTTAATTTCTTCAGGCATACCAATTCTTCTAAGCATTTCTTCAGAAATTAAAAACGACTTAATGCTCGTTTTATTATTTCTTGCAACCCAAGCTTCTAGTCGAGCAGCTAAAGGTTTATCGCTTATTGAAGCAATCCATTGCTTAATCACAACTTTGGATGTAAGATTAACTGACACTTTGAGACAGGTATAAGGCGGTTCTGTTACAGTTCCGTATTTAGGACCAAATACCTCGTTCCAGAACAAGTGATACTGGTATGGAGATTCTTCCGCACTCTTGGTGTATGCTGCAGGAATCTTAATTTGATTCTTACGGAAGTAAGTGGACTCTCCAGCAAGTAGAGATCTTCTAACTTCTCTTTCAGCATCCGCTACCTTAGTAAGGTACTCTACCAGACTTATTTTCTCACCACGCAAAACTGCTTCAACGATGTCATTCATCATCTTTTCAGCTTGCTTCATGATAATCTTGGGAACATTTGAGGATTTCAAATGAACGCCTTTGATTTCCATTTCCAGTTCTTTTTTGATATTTCCTTCTTGAGCAAATATACCTGCGAAGTAATGTTTACCTACTTGAGTGGGAGTGAATACTGGGAAATAGTATTCATTCTTCATGGCTACTTGATGTATCCGCTTTTCTTCGATACCAAAGTTGGCAGACATTCTTGCAAGAACATGAGTGATTGCTTCAGCAGCAAGAAAGATCATGGAGCAAGCCACAGCCATTCCCTTTGGATCAAAAGTAATGACTCCGTTATTAAACCACTCCACCCATTCCTGAACCGTAAAGATGGTTGAGTCTGTATCAGAAGTTAATGCTGCCCTTCTAATGCTTGTTGGGAAATAAGCCAGAGAAGCTGGAACGTTATCGGTAACAAAGAAACACTCGATGAAATCACCATACTCATCAATAACAGCGCTTGCGTGTTTGGCAGTGACAGCCACATCACAAAGAGACTGATAGTCTTTGATCTGATGCAATTCCTCGAGAGTCGTGTCGGGATTCGATTTCTTAGAATCCTTAATCTGTTTCATAACGTCTGCCAAAGATCTACCTCTGACAGCCATGTCTTGCATTCTTTCCGGGAAGAAAAGTTTTGCCAGGTTATGGAACTCTTCGCGACTTTCATCCATTGTTTTAATTGGATCAATGTCGTAGGCTGCATTTACAGTGGTAGTCAATTTAGCTATAAATGTTCTGACTAGTTCCGGATTATGTTTCCTAATGTGATATAAATCGCCAGTATATACGAAAGCGGCGCGCTGAATTGGAGATAGTCTACTGATAAGAGTTCTGATTCTCTTTAAAGCGTGTTTGTTCTTCCAATACAGATTAGTTGAATAAGTTATACATTCTAGAGTTTCTTCAACTGTAGGATAATTGATTTTATATTTATCAATTACCTTTTGTAATCTATCGTAATCTGTTCTGGTAATGATTGAAATGATGTTGCCAGTAACAATGTTTGGGTTCCAATAATGTCTGTTACCTGATAACATTTTTTCATTATTGGCATTACCGTAACCAGATGTAGATCTACAGTTAGAAGTTAGTGTTGAGTGGGCCGTCTTATTAACAAGCACGGTTGAGCTAGATACGTGACCACCAGAAATTGAGTTATTAGAAATCTTCTTATTTCCTTGCTCAATCTTTTTAAGTGTCTGCGTATGTTTATCTCCGGCTTGTTCCGCTGCAAACATCGCTTTCTTAGCAGCAGATCTGGCCTTAACGTTATCGTCGATAAAATTAACAAGAAGTGATTGGTTGATTTTGGGAGATATATAACACGTTAAATTTGGAGCGATCAGGTCTTGATCAGAAATGGACGATTGAATGAATTCAAGCATTGTTCCGCTTTTTTCAATTCGATCTCCATTATCCAGTCTTTCCAAATAAACAATCTTTGGATCTTTGAATTCAAACTTACCACCAGGCTTAAGATTAGATACAACCCAGTTTTTACATTCTTCTATCGATTTACCTGTTACGATCGATAGGTAGTTAGTAGCTTGTTCAATGTAATGACTGACGATGTTCAGATCTCTTTTGTATTCGTTTTTCTCTAAGACAAAAGGATTAGTAGCTGTCATGATAGTTTCCTTATTAATCAAATTAATAGTGATAGTTGTAAAAAAGCAGCATAAATAGAGGATTAATCCTCTATTTATTTTATTTGTTTTTTGAATCTAACACATGTTTGTCCAAAGCATCAGATGTATCAAAATAAGTCTTTAGATAATGACTAAGTGACGCATCGCTTAAAAAGATTCCAAACAACTCATTGAGAGAAAGATTGGAGCTGACAATAGATGGATAAACTTTATAAGACTTATCAATTGGAATGAAATTTATCTCAACAATATAACGCTGTCTAGAAGCGGGATTGTCGGAAAACATGATTGGGTCTAAAGGTAGCTTATTCAGAGCCACCAATACTCTTATTTCAGTACCAGCTCTCTTTGTATCTGTGACTGTTATGTCTTTATAAAAAACACCTTCTAAACCATCATTGATATTTGATTTAGTGAAAACGCCATTTATAAAAAACCAATCAATCTGACTTGTGAAAAATCTAGTATAGTTATAATCAAAGAAAAATGCATCCTCTATTGTTATCTGTCTAAATCTATACTCGTATTGATCTTTGACAAAGTGAACAATTGGATCTAGTATTTTATTTTTGAGATGTAAATTAATTAGGTTTGCCAGTTTGTGTAGTTTATTCATTTTAAGCAAAAAAAAAAACAAAATATAAAAAGTGAGAATGGGACCGGCCCATTCTCACTCCCTCTACACCCAAGCAACCCATACTTGAGTTCAACTCGAACGCACACGCTACGTTCGCGATCTATGCGAGGTAAATCGCTCTTAACGCAAGCTGAAAGGAAACTGTAAAAGCCGCGTTAAGTAAGTAATCGATCAGTTACTCATACAATAGAAAGCGTAATTCTTTTTTACTGTAAAACTCCAGATACATTGTTGTATCCGTTTTGTTCTATGGCCAAAAGAATCTTGGGCAAATCCAAACTGGTAACTCCCTCAACAGTTATAACTGCTCTGAGAGACTGCACTTCTTGGATTGTATTTTCACGAATCCAATTGATACCAATCACAGTTTCGATATTAGACGCAGTTCGAATCTTAATGTATTCGGTTGCTTGAGGATCATCTGGAAGACCAGCTGGAAGCTGAGGGAACACATTAACATGGATGGCGTCAATATCAACACCCATGGACAATGCTGTTTGGTAATCAACGATTGCAAGAACCGTCACATTTTTGTAATCATTCCCGATGATTGTATCAGGATATACGTCAAAGCTATATGTGCTTCTAATTTTAAATGGATAACTCATTTCGGAGTCCTTTTCTAGATATCATTATAACAGAAGAATTCATAACAATCCTACTTAATACTTTCGGACCAAAATGATCAATCACTTCGTAGGTTCGAAAAAGAGACAATATCTCTCTCATTAAGTTGGCAAAAGCGCATTTGATTCTATTCCTTGAAATACTGTCATAGACTTCAAATTCATCAATCATTTCTTCGGATGGAAAATCAAACTCATCCTCATAACGATAATTCTGAAGAATAGACAGCAATACTTGTTCTAGAAAATATTCTTTGTTTTCATTGAAAATTCTAGAACAAGTAGGTATTGAATCAACTACTTTGTTGAACTCAATAATGATTTCGTGGGCAGGGAGGATCAGCCAAGATTCTTGAGATATGAAGATTTCTTGTAAACTCATTATTCAAATCCGGTATTTCTATTTTTTCCATAATGAGTGTTGTGCTCAGTAAAGATTGGATTTGATAGTACAAGTAATTGTTTCTATAAAGACCAAGCTGAAGAAAGCGATAAAGCATTTGTTTTGACAAATTTTCCCAAGCAGTCATGTACTTAGTCACTTCATCAAGCATCGCTACTTCAGTAGAAATTGTAGACATAACTCTTTGAGAAATCGAGTTCAGAGCAATATCTTTCCTACTTATAACAGCAATCATGTCAGCTATCGCTTCATCGTAGTGAATACATATTTCTTCCAAAGATTCAACTACTTCTCGGTAACTGGAGAAAGGATCGTAAAGATCCACAGTTACATATTTAGATTGGTTTTTATCAACCGAAGCAGGGTCTATCAAAACCAATCCTGGTGAGGATAATGATCCTTGGATTGATGGTTCTGTAATATTCGTAATTAAAGTGTTCATTTTCGTAAAGCTTTAGTATTACAGCTTGTCGGAAAATCTCTTTGCCTATTTCAATAGCCAATCCAGCAGCTTTAATCAAATCTTGACGAACCACAGATTCTTCACCGCTGTATATTCCAAATTCGCTCAAATCTTCACACATTAGTTTAGAAGAAAAAAGCATACCGTTAATCATCTCATTCTCCATAAAGAAAAACTGATCATTAACTGAGTTTTTGATTCTCAAACAATCTACGAGTATAGCCAAAACGGCATCTTCATCAATTGTTGGTAAGTTTGGAGACTGGATGTAATTTTGAAAGTTACAAAGATGATTCCCAACATCAAACACAATATAGTTGGCGGTCATCTTTCAATTCTAGTAGAACTAAATTTGTTTTGAGAGAACCTATCTTGTTAGCTGAATAAATTTTCAAACTATCTGGTACGTCCATTAATTTGAGAATATTCTCAACCTCCATGAATACCACCATGTTTGCCATTGATAAATTTTCTTTGTTCAAAAGCAATGACTTATCAGCAGAATTATTAGACTCAAGCAAAGCAACGTATGAGTCGAATTTTTCTTCTATTTGATCTGAAAACAAAATGAAACTGTCTAGGTATTGCGTTGAATGAATTGATTGAAATGCAATCAATATAGATTCTCTCAATCCTCCGTCTAGGAAGAAATAGAAATCCTTCATTCCATCACACATGTCGACTATGTGCTCTAATGGAACAATTAATTGCGTTTTCCGATAAAAGCGTCGATCGATTGACATTATGGTGTCGTGTTTCGTTATACGGGACGTAGATTAAAACGAAAGCACCGCCATCATAGACGTGGTATATCTTGTCCTTTAACGGGACTATGTCTGGTGATAGTGCGGTTATCTTATCGTAAATTTGATCTATGCAGATTTTTATCTCTGGTATGAGTCTTTCCAATTCAACAACATCTAGATGTGATGTAAAAATTGAAATGTTTTTGACGTTTAATTCAAAACGCCCATTGAACACATGTTCCAGAATCAAGTCTAGCAATAGTGACGTGGCTTTTATATCGCTGAATTTGAACGTATCTTTAAGAAACGATAGCTCTTCAGTTATACTGAAGATTGCTCGAACATACAGCTTCTCATTATCTTGATTATGACTCATTCTGAACCAGCCAACTCAAGATTATTCCAATGAAGAATTCTGAAATCAGTTCTCTCTATAAGGCAATAATCGAATTTGATGTTGATTTTATACACACCCCATCGATCACCATCAAACAACTGGTTAAGCTGTGTGTGTAGAGGAGTTAAGGAGAGTTTAAAGAATTCTTCTATTTGGATGAATTGTTCAGAGTCTGTGATTTTGTTCTTTGGATTATTTCTGAAAGACAAAGGAATACCTAGTTTATCAATATCCAGACAATCTGCTAAATGTTGATAAAATTCCTTGCGATCTTGATTAATAAATCCATTATGAGGTAAGATCACCCCATTTAAGACAGTGTATTTATTTTTCCAAGCAGAATTTCTATTTAATTGATTAGCTATAAAAGAAATAACCAATTCAATACTGATGTGTCTTGTAGGTTTTTTCTCAACGATAGCCGGTGCATTGTTAGCATTTATTAATTCGATACCTTTCGAATCATAAATACTAATTGGATCTTTATTTTTATTAACCAATATAGCGTTGATGATTGAACTGAATGAGCCGGGTTTACCGTCGTAGATATGTGGGAAATTAACCTGTCCTGATTTAGATTTTGCTACAAACAGATGTCCTGGCTTTAACAAAATACTATTTGCTTTGCCATCACAAATCATCGTGGGTTGATCGATGTACAGATCAGCTATTGATGATTCAAACAACTCGATGTATTCGGAAACGGGAATTAACGCTGTAAATGACCCGTCAAAGTTTATCTTAGTCTTCATTGCTGTCTTTCGTAACTATCAGAACATTCTTGATTATTCTTATTTTAATGAAATCGGAAAAAGTAGTTATTCCAAAATCGGGTAATCCTGTTCTAAATAATCTTTCGTAGTTAAATGTTTCTTGATTGAGAATGTTTTTTATCTCATCTATACCTGCGTATTTTTTATTGAAGTTGGTAACAGATGTAAAATATATTTCCTCTAGTAAATGACTAATTAAGTCATTTTGTAATTTAGCAGATATTGCCTTTACGTTACTCACCGGAGTCATGTAAGGCATTACGTTTTTAACATACTGAACTATGATCGGCTCTACAAGAGCATTAAATTCAGTTATGTCTAGAATGTAGATCCTAGGCATGATTTCTTAAAGACTATACAAAAAATTAGGCTATAACGTAAAAAAATGTTTTATGGTACTCAGATACCAAATCGTCATTTTAAATTCAATACAGACGTTTTTGATTCGTTTATCGGCATAAATGGGAGGATTAATCCTCCCATTTATTATTCATTACAGAATGATGCCGGATTCAGTAGGATCATCATTTTCACTGATGATGCGAGCTTGTGGACGGCGAGCTTTTTGATCTTTTTCAATCTGAACGACTCGCTCTTCCATGGCTTTGATCTGATCGTAGAAACCACCAATCGTAACCACCAAATGAATGGGTAGGCTGCTTGCAATTTCTTTGTTTACTGAAGCGGGCAAATAACCAACGCAACGATACTCAGGAGTAATCTCCAAATTAGCTTGCGATTCATTCTCAGCAACAGTGGCTACCGTTACTGCGGATTCTTCGAAGTCCTTTAAAGTGGTTTGCGAAAGAACAGATAGTTCTGCAATCTGAGGATTATTCGAAGTTACTTTATGGAAGTTCAAGAAGTTATAAAGGTCTCGACTGTCTAGTTCAGAATTCTGACGTGAGAAAACGACAGACAAAGCGATAATAACGTTTCGAACAGAATTGTCGACACTGGAACGAGTATTCGTTGTGCTATTTTCAAAATACGAAATGACAACAGGCTTGCCTCGTTTTTGAGAAATGGCTTCGTACGATTTAATGCAACGAATGCTGTTGTTGATTCGAATCTTGGAATCGGAATCACCGATTTGGATAACGACTACTTGTTGGTCATCTTCCAGAAGCTGTGAAACAATCGAAGGAGCAATGACTGAGCCAGAACCACCACCAGTCGACGAGACAACGATGTTGATGTCTTTTGGCTCAAACTTTTTAAGAATCTTTAGAGTGTTTTCAGAAATGGCCTTGTAGTTTTCTGAACGAATACTACCTGAGCCGTCAATGTTTTCAAAAATATACATGCTCTCAGGATTGATGTTGTTATCAATATTTGAGGAACTTGTATCAATGAAAGCAACATCAATTGTTGCCGCACCTGGTTCTTCTGTGCGATTGAATTCAAGAAGTAACTTACCAATGTTTACACCTGCACCGCCGCAAGCGTAGATTCGTGCTGTAGCTTTACTCATTTTATTTCCTTTTTAAATAAGTGGAATTTACTCCACTAAATAAATGAGAGGAAATAAAAATATAACAAAGTTGTTGCAGTCTTTGTATGAGTGATTAACAAATCGCATTAACAGACATACCGAATATTAGCTATAACAGTAATATGTGGTTGTAATTTGTTGTACTAGAAAGAACAAAATGAACCCAATCAGAAAAGCCGTAGATGACATTAAGTTCGTCATCCCAAGACAAATATTGGAAACCGTCTTTGTAAAGAATGGTTTCAACTATAGAAATACCCCAGTCAACATTGATGAACAAATAATCAATGCAGTCATAAGACCGAGAGTTCTTGTTGATTGTAATTTAATTGGTGGTGCCCAAGTAATGGTATCGCTTGCTGGACTTGAACAAGAGAGAGTGAATAACTATACCGTTGTCATTCGAATACCAAAAGAAAGAACACAAGGCAGAAGTATAGTTAGTGCATTAAACCTAACATACGCAGATCCAGGTTACGCGGAAGCCATCGGTCCAAATACTGTTCTAAACGGTGGAGACATGATGAATCTGGCAAGAGGATTATTTAATTCCTCCACCAACATGCCGTCGATTTCAACAGCTAGCGTACAGATCATTGGTGAGAACGTGATCATGATACGCGATGCAAATCATCTTCCAGGCACCGTATACCTGAGATGCATGATTGCTAACGATGCCGAGATGAATCACCTACAAGTTAGAGCATATCGTCATTTTAGTAAAGCTTGTGAGTACGCTGTTAAAGCTTATATCTATAATGAATATGTTATCCAAATGGGCCAGGCAGAACTATATGGTGGCCAAGAGTTGGGAGTTTTCAAAGAAATCATCAGCCAATACAGTGATGCGAATGAACTTTATGAAACATATAAGGTTGAGAAGCTTCAGAAGGTATTGTTGATGAATGATCGAGAAAGCTTTAGTCGTGCAATAAACTCCATGATTCCTAATCACATCTAAATAAATGGAGAGACAGTGTCTCTCCATTTATGCGGCATAAGGGGAGATGTTTCCATCTCCCCCAAATACCGTTTAAAGACGGAACGCTTTGTCAACTTACACATTTGGGATGCATTGTCCATCCTTGTACCAACTAGGTAAAGGTAATGCTCTCAGTAGTGATTGTGAAGTGTTAAGTCGTTCCTGACTTTTAACACAACATATTGTAAAAAATATTTATTTACCAGAACATACATACGAGAAGGAAGTCCTTCTCGTATGTATTATTCAATCAAGATTAAGCAACGTCATCCGTGCGCTCGTTCTCAGTGCTCGGAGTTTCTTGTTGTTCAGTTTTATCGTCATCCTCAGAAGGAATAGATTCCACTTCTACTTTCTTAAACGCACCGTGTTTCATGGGAATCTTAATTTCAATCATGTGGCTTTGAGTTTGAGTATGTCCCAAGCACAGCTTGATCATGCGAATTCCGTTTTCAGGCGCATCGTTGTTATCACTAGGAAAACTGCAAGCGTAGATGAAGATGTGATTCTTGTTTTGCTCGATGAATTCCCAAATCTTCTTAAACAGATCAATCGGGGAAACATTCAAACCAACAACATGATGGAATTGAGCAAGATGATCCACATCATCGACAGTGGAGAAAAACTGACGCAGCATTTCGTAGGAAATATTCAAACCATTGCTAGAGTGGTTACGAGCATTTTCCTTTAGCTTCTGAGGTGTATTGATGATGGAAACCAAAATTCCATTTTTATTGGATAGAGTTTCAAACAATCGATAATTCTTACGGTCTTCCGTAAAGATAAGATTGGCAATATAGTTTAGCTTAACTTCAGCATTTTGCTGAATGAATTCCATGATGGATCGAGCACCATCAATCATTCGACGGAAAGCAAACGGGTAGCAGTTCGTTACATTCTTGCGAACAAAAGCCAATTCAGAATGGCTAAAGTCGAAATGATTTGTATCGATATAGAAATTATTAGCTACCGTTGACTTAGGAACTTGAGAAACACCTTTCTGAAAAGGCTTACGAGTCTTTTGGTGTTCGTTCTTAAATGCAGCGGGTTTATTCATTTGGATTTCCTTTAGTAGTTTTCGATTTATAAGAAATTATCATAAATCGAATGAGTGAACTTTCGCAAACTATTTGTAACATGAGTGAAAAAATGACAAATCAAAACAAACACTTAGGCAGCGTGCTTAGAAACGTAGCTTTAGAATCTGTTGACGACAAACCAAAAGTAATTGTTAGCTCACTGGGTTCTTTGGTTACTCAAGCTCTGAATGTCGCTTATGATAAAAAAGCAGAAACAACTGAAAAGACAGATGAGCAAGTTTTGCAAGATAAAGTAGCCACTGAATCGCAAGCTATTGACCATCAACTGGCATTGGTTAAACAATCAAACTCTGAACAACCTAGTGATGTTGTTTATTACCAATACAATCCAGTAATAGGAACAGCTAGCTCTGAACAACCCAGTGCTTCATCAGTCATGAATCAATTATCAGCTGTTGATGAAGATTTGGTTCCTAAAGAAATAATCTACTACGTCGACGGTACTGAAACAGGGCTGGTGGGTGACGCATCACCTACTCCTGGTGGTTATTCTAAAGATGAGTTAAAAACACTCGCAGTAGAATCTATCTCGGTTATCGTTAAGCTTAAGAAGAATTAAGGCATATGTGGGGTTAATCCCCACTATGTCTTTAAAAAATCAAGCTTTTCCTTGATAAAGTATTTTTTTACAATTTCAAGTTATGGTAGGAGAGTATTTTATACTATTAAAGATATTACTATAGTAATATCTTTAATATAGTAATATAAAAAATAATGAGATTGTTCCAATCTCATTAGATAGTATAAATAAATAAAATTATACATACAAAAGACTCTTCGGTCTTTTGTAAAAGAAAATAAAAAATTAGAAAAATAAAAAGCTTATGAAAAAAGCTTTTTATGCTGTCTTTAGCTAAATGTTGTGTTATAGGACAGTTACTGTCCTAACCAATAATCTACTGAAATCAAGAACATGAGTGAAAACATAAAATCTACATTCGATAGAGTATGTTCTGGATTACAGATCAATAACCACTTGATTACGAATTTAAACAAAATTGTTACCGAATTCGTAAATAAGAACAAACAACACATAGAGTTCTTTGGCGGCAACCTCACCGGCGTTCACGTCGTGCGATTTTTGCCGGCCGACAAAGATAAGTGGTTTAATCTGATTCTAGAATGTGACGAAGAATATCTGCGTGAAAACTTGCACGCACTACCTACAGTTAACCCAGAATTCAATGTTTCTAGCGATCCACTGAATCTATCGGTTGCTTGGATAATTCACAAATTATCCCGTGACCCAAAAATGAAATATGAAGATAAAAGACAAGGCATGATAAACGCATTGTTATATCTTCAATTTAAATTTTTAACCAGTAGATTAGCAAGACATTTCAAATATCCTGCCGATGTTGAAATTGCGGAAGCAACTTACGCTGCACTATCTAAGAAATTTGCCATCAAAGAACACCAGACATGGTTAGGTGTTTTAAAAGCAAGAGCTGAGGACATCATATCCAACACCAGCATTCATTACGATGCGATTCATTCCATGGATGATGATCATAAAGTGATCGTTATGATTAATGATATCCAGGGTAGAATTCGGGATATGCTTAAAAATATTTATGCAGTATTTTTAAGAATACATAGCGAGGGTACCAGAATTGCTACCACCAGCAATACCCTGGAGCACGATGGTGTTGAGGTACTCAAAGATAAATCCAAAGGATTGATGGTCTATACCAACTACATCAAGAGTGTGGCTGGCGATCCCAATAGTTTCATTAAATCTGAATTGGTTAAAATCATTGAGAACATTTGTCCTAATGCTCCTCCTAAACAAATCAACATCAGTTTGAAATACATTTCCAAAAACTATTCTGGAAAACCAACTGACGAAATCAATCAGCTGTTAGAAGCAACAATGCTTCATAGTTTCTCTTATTTATCAGAGAACAAGAATACTTTGTCTAACAACATTGATTTACCAGGTATTTTGATTAGATTAAGAGGGATATACACTTCCTCTAGATCAAGTGATCCTGAGTTATTAGAATTAAGAGAACTCGCTGAAAAAATAATCAGAAGAGCAATAGAGACCAAGACAGACAGCGTTGTTGCTAGCGTTAGAACTGCTGTATTGCTCTATATTGTTGCCAGAGCATACACCATGCGGTATTATTCAAATATAACGCCAACCAGCATAATGGCGAGGTGATAAAATGAATAATACAAGAACAGCTCTTGGAATCAAAGACGTTATTTCTTTCTTTGTGGGTGTTATTTTTGAAGCCATAAGAGGGCCGTGTAATTTAGTTGAAATCAAATCAGATATTGATGCAATTGAGTCTTTGATTGGTTTCTGTCATCACGGCTATCGGGTTCAAATTCACTGTAAGGAAATAAAATATCAATGTAAGTATAAACGTTGGTATATACCTAACAGAATTAGAAGCATTTATTCAGTTTACGCTGATGTTTCGGATAATGCTCCTGAGAGTTTAAAAACATTCTGTAAGGAAGAGAAACATTTTCCAAAACTACTAATGAGTTGGATGCCTTCCAGTAATCAAAGAGAAGCGGCTATACGAGGATATTTGGATATTCTAATAGCCAAGACTAAGAAAATTAAATAACAGCATAAAGAGGGGGAATTCCCCCTCTTTATGCCCTATCGGTGTATGAACACTCCATGACTTTGCATGCTTTGAATGTTTTGATTCCAAGAATCGACTCTAGATCCTCGATTCTCTCTTCTTTTTTCCTTAGCTCTTCTGATCATTTCGTCAACAGATATTAATTCACCTTCTTCACGAACGATCAGGTTGGATAAGGATCTCATTTCTTGTTCGTATTTTAGAATTAAGAAATCATCTCGACACTTACTCATTAGAGTCGAGACTTCTTCTAGTCTATTACGATATTCTGCTTGAAGAGCTTTAAATCTTTCTGCTTCAGCATCGTAAGGCTCATTGATGTTTGTTCTAGAAAGAATGGTCTTTGAATCAATCCCGTAGTGGGAAAGATTCTTACCCTGCGTTATCATCCAGATACACAGCAACCATCCAACAACCATGTCATCATGCTCACCATCTTGGTGATCTATCCGACCATTCTTAGTGATTAGTCCAGCTATCTGATCTATGATTGATTTGTCATGAACTCTATCGGCTGCGCTCTTAGCAGCAATGTTAAGAGAAGTAGAATACAATTGCGTTCTACTCATCGCACCAGATCCGCTTGTCGAATAACCAAACGTCTTTTTATATTTAACCAAAGTGTTAAAGTTGCGACGACTCATAGGTTGTCTTATTTCAGAGAACCTCTCAGGCTGTTCGTCAGCATTTTGAACGCATGTGTTAAATAATCTCTTGAACGGATCTATGCCTAATTTTGGTAATTCTACAAGCAAGTAATCGATCAACATTGTTCCTGTTGATCTATTTTCAATGATTGCTGTTAAATTAACAAATCTGAACATCAAAGAAACAATCCACATTGCAAAATGAATTAGGTTTGTTTCATTAAATGTTCCGCAAGCAATGACTTCTAATGTTTCAACGTCCATGATAACCATGGATATATCGTCATTACCACAAGCTTCACTAGTGTCCATACCCATGATGTATTTGCTGGACGCCATTCTGGCAGGAATATCGTTCTCAGGAATATACCATCGAATAACATATCCATTTTGACCAGATATTTCGGTGTACTCCACATCTCTGACACTGCTTGTTATTTTTTCAAGTATGTGTACTGGTAATGGGTGGGATTGACTACCTGAAGTCCATAAATTGAAGAAGTCTCGATTAGCATCGTCACCACTCTGAGTTGAGTCTTGTAGTTTTCTTAACAACCATTCGTCAGTTTTACCTAATTGACGATGATTGAACGTCAGATTAACTCTAAGTACTCTGTTTCTAGAGTTAGTCTTTATGACATTTTCAAGATGTTCTAAGTTTCTACAATCAAAGAACTTCTCATCCCAAATAGCTGATTCACTGACAAGACCATATGCGTATCTACCGTCTCTATCGTCTTTTTTACCCGCAGTAGTTGTGAGTATGGTTCCATAATGCGCACCTTCTGCTTTTGATTTATCAACAGCGGCACCCATCGCAGCCAACGCTGCTGGTAGAGCAATCGAGATGTGTGGAATGAATGGTAACTCGTCAATGTGGAATATACTGGTAGTTAGACCACGACCGAGTTTAATAGCGTCTTTAGGAGATGTTCTGGGTACGTGAGTGGTGTATCTATTACCCAATCTCTCAGTAGTCATTTCTTCCGTATTATTGGCATCCTTAGGAGTGAATTGCCTAAGATACGGAGGAAGCTCGGATCTGATATCTTTCAATCTTAGAATGTTCGCTCTTCTAAGATTGTCGTCCTTAGTCAATAGGTTTATTTTGGTATTCAAACAACCAATGTCCATGAGGTAGACCATCAACGTATCTGTGCTGAATGATTTACCAGTTTGACGAGGTTGAATTAGAGTGTACGTGATGTGATTGAAGAATAACCAAGCAGAAGCTATGTTACCTCTGTTTGCTTCAAAGTAAGTTCCTTCTGAACCACCGATTGCTGGTACCCTTATGACTTCTCTCAAGTAATACCAATAATTGAGTCTGCACTCAGTTGCAATCATCAATCTCATTTCACGACTGAGATTCGGATCGTGTGGATCAACACCTTGTAATTTAGGATTAATAAGAGCCAGGATGAATGCGTGATTTCTAACACCCATTGATCTATAGACACTTGCTAATCTAACAAAACTTTTGTTTTTTGTTTGTGTATCTATTATTGCGTTTGGGTATTTAGCCCAATCTTCGGCAAAAAGTATGGTCATTTTTTCAATAACCCCTTTCTGGATTAGTGAATACGTTTTAACATAGTAATATAGGAAAATGTATTAAAGAGCATAAAGAGGGGAGTTCCCCTCTTTATGTTGATTATGATTGATATATCGGCATTGCTGCGATAGATAATTGTAAATCTGAATCCGGAGTCTTACGGATAAACTTTATAAAGACAGTGCCGTTGACATTCAAACCATTACCAACAACAAGATCTTGATTCCATTGAGAAATCGGGAATTCAAGTTCTTGAACACCGACTTTAATCTTAAAGTGAGTAGGTGTTGGAGGTACTTGTTCTTTGGTTTGGTCGGTTATAGGTAAGGTTCGTAGATACAATCTCTCGAGCCATTCGGTTTGTGTGGCTGCTCCCGTATCAACTCTCAAGTTAAAGAAATTAGAATTGATAACGGTTAGGACTGCATTGTTATCCACACCAAATGGTGGTGTTTGACCTGGCTCGTAAGCAATCGTCCAATTGGTATCTCTTTCAGTACCTTGATTCCAAAGAATCAGATCGAATCTTTGAACGTGTCTGTAGTTCTTGAATAAACCATTGACGTTCTTCAAATTGATGGCTACTGTCAGTTGCTGGTTAACACCATAACCAATCGGATTAAATGCCGGTGAGTTAGCACCCCATTCGACTAAACCGGTAACAGAATAAACAGTCTGTCTATCTCCGTTATACAGATACCATTCCAGACGATATCCGTCTACAGCGTTTTGCCATACTGGGAAACCAAACAGCTTAACTGAGTAACTACCATCAGTTTGCATGGTTTTGATTTTGTATTGTTTAGTGATGTACTTTTCTTCACCGATTACTGCACCCACTGCTGACTCAGTATTGGAAAGCTTATAGCGTAAAACAATATCTAATTGCTGATTAACAACAGTCGGGACATAATTACTCATCCCCAGTACTGTGAACTTATTACCGTCTACAGGCAGCTTACTAACTTGACCGTCAGAGTAATGAACAACCCCCACAAGACCTATTGAGTCAATTAGAGCATTAAGAGGTAGTTGAAGTAGTCTAGGATCGCTTTCGCTTAGGAATGGTGATTCCAGACTTATACCTGTTATGTATCTGAGTGACGAATTAGCTTGTCTGATGAAAGCTGTATTTTCAACAAGAAGCTGTCTCTTACTTACGATGTGTCCTGTACTTGAATAAAATACAGCAGTGACTACTTCACCGTCTTCAAGATCACTTGTGGTGTAACAAGTAGGAACGCTTTTGATTGAACGATTGATGATTGTTGAATCATTTGCGTTTATTTCAAGAGGAATTGAATTACTCAATAAAGTACCAACGTTATCATAGTACGCACTGATAACGTTCGCTTCATTGGTAAGATCTGCTCCGTGATAAATCTTACAAGTCGTTGTTAGTGTGCCGTTAACTTTCAGTCTACCATCAACAGTAAGTGTATACGGCATGGTGCTCTTATCGATGTAGATTCGATAAGTATCACTCTGAGTTCCTGGTCCGACGCCTAATAAAAGATCATCGTCTTCAAACAAACCATCAGTCTTAACAGTTTGCTTTTCAACCAGAGTTGGTACAAGAGTTCCGGGATCGATGGACTGAACTTCGTAGAAAACCAACAGGTCCTTATCAACGACCATGTCGTTTACTTTAGGGACGTATTTGTTTTCTCCAGGACCGCCAAGATAAATCTCATGCAGTCCCCATATGTGGAAGCTAGCATTTGGATTATAAATAGGCGTCTTACCGTCAGTACCAACGATACCAGAGGTATCAATAGGGTTTGTTGGCATTATTGTTTCTCCAATTAGCTAGGGGTAAGACCCCTAGCTATTTATTACGAACTAGATTTCATTTTAACAAATGAAGAGATATCTATCAAATCATTTCCGTAAATATCCACTACCTTTTTCAAGAACTTTAATTGATAAATGTCAAGCTCAATGTAGTTTGAATATGGGTGAGGATGTATGATCACGTATTTCTTATCGGGATTATTTCCATCAGTTACCGGATCAAACTGAAGTAGTTCAAAATAACTACTGAGTCTATCAGCGATGAAATCTTCACCATAATGCTGTTTTAATTCAGGATCGTTTATAGCACCGCTTACCAGATCACTTATGATCTTTCCAAAGAAGGGACTATAAACCATGTATAGATCAGGAATTGCATTTGGTTGGTTCGTTGATTTTTCAGGAATCTTTAAACTTAAGTAAGCAGATATTCTGGAATCAGTTTCTTCTGCTTGTTCTTTAAGTTGAAAGCTTGGATCAACGTACTGTCCTGTATCCGGTGTCAGATATGGATTGACTGGAACAAATACATCACGAATAACGTAAGGAGAACCATTACGAGAATCAGTTGGTCTGATTGAAAAATCTTCTTCACCAAACTCTAGTTCAGATTTATGGTAAAGAGCACCACCGACTATGATTCTGTTTATCTTATCGTCACGAATGTCGTATTTATTATTTTTAGATAAAGCTCCATGTTCAACAAATCCAACGTCGTCATCGGCTATGAATTTCATTTCAGAGTTACAGAAACCCGACATTCTTATAACGACTTTTTGAGTCTTGTTGTCAGGATCATCTAGATATTCTTTATTCGTGATGATTATTCTTGGGAAAATGATTTTATAATCAAGATCCTTGACGAGCGATCTACCGTTTAAGAAAACATCTATGTTTCCTAAAGGGAAATCTATTGTTCTGTAATCTTGAATATCTTGTCGGTAATGTCTGAGAGTCAAACTGATTAATCCAGAATCAACGGTGTAGTCATATTCGTACAGCAGATGCTTCTTATTGCTAAGAACTATGAATTCTCTAGCAGAAGGATCTAAAGTCCAAGAGTAGTTTGAACCACTTACCAAATAAGAGCCAGTATTGGTAACATCTTGCCAGGTTGTTGATCCCTGACCAATTTGGGTGTTTCTATAGTAAAATCTATAGTTCCAATTAGGATCTATTTGACCGGACAACTGATTTCTCATCTCATCTAGAGATTCAGAAAACTGACCACCGACTAATTCAACCATATCCGTTAGTGGATTGAGGGTAACATATGTTACTCCTCCTGTATGGTACTTCCATCCAGTTAAATGACCTTGGGCATCGTATTCATAGGCAGTACATCCACCTTGCAGACCAGAAGGTATATCCACCACAGTCATGTTGGATTGTTTGCGAGTTTTAATCGGTGAGTCCGCAAGTAATTTACTTAAAGCATTATACCCGTAAGACTTCTGTACTCGCTCTTTGGTTATCTCGCCTATTTTAGATTCCATCAATTTGACATATTCTGAATTTTCCAATCCAGCAGCAGACCATTCGTTTACAGTGGAATCAATACCAACCATTGCTTTTATCAACTTATCGTCATCAAGCCTGTAAAGTTCATGTATTCTGTTCTTCTCAAAAACCAAAGGTCTTATGTAACCTGATTCTTTAACATGGACTAGAACGCTTAATTCCTCTACGTTATTCCAGTTATCGAGATATGTTCCGAACATCGCGACGTCTGATACAGGTAACGAATAGTCTTGATGAGTGACCATTCTAACAGATCTTTCACTATTTCGATTATAGTAGCGTCCGTGTTTCTTACCTGAATCATTTTTGATGATAAAGAAATCCAAATCATCATAGAAGTCAATGGTTCCAATTCTTGTTGGATTATGAACTAAATATTTCTGAACACCATCTCTGATACTTACAAAGTTTTTCAGATCAGTTATTTTTATTTCAAAAACTTGCCTAATCGAAGAATCGTAAATAACTTCTACAGAGTCACCGGGTTCGCAATTTATTAGATTAACATCATTGACGTATCTACCGTTTATGAAACCATACACATGTCCTTTACCGTAACTTCTGTAAAGAGCCATGTCGTTTTGTAATTGCAATATATCCGATACAGACTGTGTGTCTTTACCAGATATCTTCACAACTTCTAGAGCCTCATCAGCTCTTGTGCTTTCGTAAAAAGCATTCCTGTAAAATCTGAAATACACATCCTCTTCTGATAAATTTGTATCGAATTTATCAGCATCCGGATTCATGACTGCAAATATTAAGTCTTGCTCTCTGGTGACTTTATACCACACGTTATGCTTGGGAATTTGAATTCCCTTAGCCGTATAGATGTCAACCATTAAACTTAGTTGAGAACAAATTTCTTGGGCATTTATCCAATTATTTGAGCTATTTTTAAGTCCAAGTAAAATCGGATAAATTAAGCCAAAATGAAAGACGTGAAATCTAGAAGTCTTATTTGGTAAAGAATGTGTTCTCCACATTACGGTGATGTTGTTTCTAACACCACTTGATCTACTTACTCTTTTAGGTTTTACAATCGCATGCTTGTCTTGATTAGGCGTACACCAAACATTGTCATAAGCGTGTTTTTGTAGAAATCCACCTATACCAGTATTGAAACCAGGCATTTGTTTATTCCTTTTAAGAAATAAAAATAGGAGGAAGAATCCTCCTATTTTTATCAGTGATGGATGTCTCTTTGAATCAATTGCTTGAATTGAGAATTAAAATTCAAAGACAGCTTTTTGAATATTCCTCTTTCCATGAACTTAGACAATCCGCTATTGTTATAGCCACGACTGTTAAGTGCGCGATAGATTAAAGATATCCATGTTGGCGGATGTTCAAGCGCAACAGACATCAATTCTCTACCGTTAAATCCGTACCAATTTGGACCAACAATTCCAAACAGGGTAACGTGATTAAGATCTCTGAGTCTGACACTGTTACTAACTTCTTGACACGCTGTGCAGAATTCATCGATGTTTGAGATTGAAGTGTGATTTAGAATGATTTCATAAATCAACTGCTGCTTTACACCCAGGTTGACTGATAACTTGTTACTCATCTGTACAGCTGCCACTTTTGAATCTTCTGAATTAATTTCATCTTTGAAAAGATTCAGATAAAGAACGCCAGCTAAAACAGTAATTATGAGCGTGTCTCTTGGATCAAGAGCCAGTCTTCTGGTAGTGTGCTCAGAGATTAAATTAGCAAAAGCACTTATAGGTAATGTGGAGAAGTCTCTAAGAATCGAAGGTAGATCAGTTGCCCACAAATGTTGTAGTTGAGATCTATATATGTTGAAGTTAAACTCATCAACATCCTTAACGATGTAGCTTGTCTCCGACAGTGAATGTGGATCAAGTTTTATACATGTCCGAACGTCTACAAATGTCTTCTTATCACCTTCTAATTCAAAGGTAAGAGGATGATTGAATGTAGGAATGTTTGAAGTACTGCCAAATCCAGTTACCAGATAAATTCCGGTTTCTTCGTGTTTTGGAGTGTGATTTTTTATGAATGAAACTTTCAGATCCGACATTGCTTTTTCAATTGTGTTTTGATAAGCAATTGCTGCAGTAGTCTGATAAGCTGTGATCTTTCTATTCATTTTTTAAGTCTCAGTTAAGATTCGATTGTTTCACACCCACATTTATATGAATGCGAACCTGGTGATGGGTCGTGTCTGTTTCGTGGTTACAAAATATTTTTTTCTACGAGAGACTTATTGTAAACATGTATGACTAAGATACAATAAACTATAAGTAAGTCCGAATAGACACATTCATAGAAAACAGATAAACATTACCAAAAGCGCTATCGCTTACACTTTATTAGGTGAATCTTGTGAGAACAAGGACCAATCTTCGTAAAGATCTTAGTGGCAAACGTTCCAGACTTGCAAGTGCCATTTAATCTAAATTGAAGATTGGATGCAGTGAATCACCTTGTGTGATTTGTAATATCTAACTATTGGAAAATTAGCATGACTACAATTATCAATGCTGCTCCGATGACTAAGTTGTTAGGTACTCAGGATCTGAGTACTCGTGCACTTGTTCCGGAAGCAGAAGTACTACCGACTCACTTACCCAAAGTTTACATTTATGCTCAAAAGGGCCCTACTACCCCTGAACTGGTAGTTGGTGATTCTCGTACCGCGATGTTCGGTACGGATACTTTTGATTTAAGAAGCCCTTATGCTACACACGCTACAGTTCTTTCGAACTTAGTGAATGCTCAAGGTAACGCACAGATGATTGAAAGAATCAAGCCGGCTGATGCTGGTCCTGATGCTTCTATCCGTCTGTACCTGGACGTTTTACCTGCACAAATTCCAGAGTACGCTCGTAATTCAGATGGTTCTTTCCAACTGGATGCTGATGGTCAAAAGATTGCGACAGCAACCACTGTCGCAGGCTATAAGATCAAGTGGGTTGCTAAGCAAGTAACTAACGACGTCAATGGCGTGGATGGTTTTGGAGTAGGCACTCAGAAGGCCGGTGATCAAACTAACCAAGCTACCTCTCAGCAGTCTGTCAGATATCCGATCATGGATCTGAAGGCTCCTTATTTCGGTAAGGACGGCAACAACTACGGTATTCGCGTTTGGGCACCTAGCACAACTTCAGGTATACCTATCGATGAGCGAATCATCAATAATGAAAAGGTTTACCCTTTCCGCATTTCTTGCGTTTATCGTAAGAACGAGCTGAGTACTCCTAACATTGTTGAAACCCAGACTGGTGAACAATATCTAGACATATGTCTGAAGCCCGATACGGTTGATCGTAATACTGACGCTCTTCTGTATATCGGTGATCGTTTCATTCAAGCATACCAAGATCTCGACACTCCAGGCATGCCTAAGTCGTATGGTCCTTTTGGCGAGCTGCATGTTTACGAAAACAATCTGAGAACAGTTCTCGGCTTGCTGTATAACGTTGAACTGCCTGTGCGTGATCAATTCAGTGACATTCAAGGCACCGCCGGTGTCGATGAGCGTTACATGATCAATCCGGTTAGCGGAACTTCTTCTAAGAATGTTCCATACCACGCTATTGAAATGGTGACGACTGGTGAGTTTGTCAGACTTTCTGAAAACTCAACCATATACGCTGCCGGCGGTAGTGACGGTACCATGGATGAAGCTCTCTTTGCTACACTGGTTGCCAGCAGAGTAAGCGAATATGCTAATGAAAATAGCGTTCTTCAAGATACTGCCAAGTATCCTGAATCAATCATCTATGACTCGGGCTTCCCTCTTGAAACAAAGAAGGCACTTTTGAGTTTCTTGGTTCGTAAAGACACATTCGTTGTTCTAGCAACGCATGATGTTCTGGGTCAACCTCTGACTGCTTCGCAAGAAAACTCACTCGCCATAGCTCTTAAGACTCGTGCTCAGAATTACCCTGAGTCTGACTATTATGGTACCGCAGTGATGCGTGCCATGATTGTGGGTCGCTCTGGCAAGCTGTTGAATTCACAATACACCAAACACCTGCCTCTGTCACTCGAAGTGGCTTCTAAGGCAGCTGCTTACATGGGTGCTGGTAACGGCATTTGGAAGGGTGGATTCGCGTTTGATGTATCGCCTCTGAACAGAGTATCGATGTTCTCACACATCAACGTAACCTATACTCCTTCTAAGACCCGTAATAAGGATTGGGATGTTGGTCTGAACTGGGTTCAACAGTTCGAGAGAAACAGCTATTTCTTCCCTGCTTTCAAGACTGTTTATGACAAAGACACTTCTGTCCTGAATAGTTTCTTCACAGCCATGGCTTGTGTGGAACTTGAGAAGGTTGGAGAAAGAGCCTGGAGAACCTTCACTGGTCGCTCCAATCTCACCAACGATCAACTTAAGGAACGCGTTAACGAATTTGTTCGTAATGCTGTTAAGGATCGTTTTGATGGTCGATTTGTCATTGAGCCTGAAACCTACTTCACCGAAGCAGACCTGGCTCGCGGATATAGCTGGTCTTTGAGAATAAAGATCTACGCTCCGAACATGAAGACTGTCATGACTCTGTCTCTGGAAGCTCGTCGCTTAGACGATCTGCAACAATAAGTCATAATGAGGGGTGGTAGACAACCACCCCTCTCAAAATAAGGAATTCAAAATGACTCGTTTAGCCGACGCTATTCTGAGCCCTAATACCGCTTATGCAGCTGGACGTCAAAATCCAATGCTGGATCTTCGTTATGGCGGTCAAATGGGCTTTGCACCTGACTTAACCCAATGGGTTTCGAATCAGGCATACATTCGTAAGAATCTTATCTGTTTGCTGATTGAAGCACCTACCGGTTTTAAGGATCTTCCTAATCCGGAATATTGGGTGGCTACTTTGAGATCTCTTGTAGAACTTCATCCTCTGTCGATCGATGGTCTGCAAGCTGGTCTGGAAGTAGAAGTGCAAGATACCGCACCTGTTGGTGGTGCTGGTGAAATGCATCAATCTTTCACAAACGTTACTCGTCAACGTTCTAATCCTGTCTTCCGCTGGAATGAAAAGGAAGGCATGCCCATATCCAGCTTCCTGCGTGGTTGGATTGAGAACCTGATGATGAATGCTGAATCCAAGGTTGCTAACATTGCAACTTATTCAGGTAATCGTCCAACAGACATGCTTGCCGATAGATACTCGGCAACCATGCTGTTCATTGAACCAGATCATACACACACTAAGGTTGTTAAGTCTTGGCTGTGCACAAACATGTTCCCTCAAGGAACTGGCGAAGTATCTGGTCGTCGTGAAATAACCGCTGGTGGTGAAGCTTTGAATCTGGATATCCAGTTTACAGCAATCAGCCAATTTGGTTTGGGTGTTGATGCTTTTGCTCAGCAAATGCTCGACAGCATCAATATTGTTGGTGCCAATCCGACCAATCGTCCTGCCTTCATTAACGCTATCAGTGCCGACGTTGGCGCTGTTACACAAGGTTATAAGGCTGGTGTTGAAAAACTCGGTAGCTCTGCTCTGAAGGTTTAATTAAAGGAGGGGAAACCCCCCTCCTTTATATGCTGTCTTCTTATTCATCGGGTGTAAAATGAAAAAACATATTTCGCTAGAATCGCATGTTGCGGATTCTATTTTTACAATTAGTTTATTTAAGATGAAATTCTTAGGTAGCGACGAAGCTGAAGTAAATCCTAAGGATATCTTAACAAATAAACATTCAATCGCCACAGAAGGTATCTTTGATGGTTTCAAAGAGTACTTCAAAAAGGTCGGTGAAAACATGGAGGTTGGTTCATTTGCTTCCAAGACCGATATCCGTGGTAGTCTAAATTACATTGTTAAGCTAAAACAACAACTTGATGTATTCCTAAAGAAGCTGGAAGCCATTAAAAACGACGATGTCATAAGTGTGGATATTAGTCATCTATCTAGTTATTTTGTTGATGACAAAAATAATCCCGCTACAGATATATCCAAAGCTATAACAACCAATCAAAAAGATTTTCTTCACGTTCTCTCAGAATTTTCTTCTAATGCGATCAGTTGTTCGCATGCAGTTAAAGAAATATATAAAGATCTTGATTTAAACTCAATTGGCTCTTTCGATAGAACTTTCATTCAGAAAATTGACCCAATAAAGAAAAGTCACTGGACGAGATTTAATAAATCAGGAATATCTGGCTATAAGCAATTCTTAGGCGGATACGGTGTAGGAATTCATCCCAACAACGAAAGATACGATCGATATAGCGGAATTGATTGGCTTGAGAATTTTGCTAAGCTGCACGATTCTCAGGAAATCAGTCCTCCTTTGGTCGGTAGAGCAACTGTAAGAGACATTCCGGGTTGGTCACCTAAACTAAAAAAGTCAGACTTAGTTGTAATCATAAAGACAATTCAAACTCGTCTAGATGAAATGTTTGATGTTTATAAGACTCAACTGTCATCACTAATGCTAGATGAAGAATTGATCTCAAGAGAGTACAATCGACTCTATGGATTAATTGAGGAGTCTTACTGCGAATGTAATGGAGAATATGTTGAAGTCGAAGAACATGATTTTATAAAATCAATTCGCCTTTGCATTTGGACTCCAGCGGTTATTCAGTCTATCTACAATACCGCTTGTTATCAAATTGCTGAAAAGATGATGTTCACTCTGATACGAACATCACAACTTGTTTCTCGGTATGTTGAGCAAGCTGTTAAGAACACCCCTGTTAAGGTAAGTTTCGAATCAATCGACGACATACAGCTACCCAGTTTATTTGACAATACCTCTACAACCGATTTAAACGTCGCTCAGGAAGGTTTTGGGGACTGGGTGAAGGGTAAGTGGCGAGACTGGTTACAAAATCGCACAGAATCGAATTCTAACAGTTTACAAACAGTAGGTGAGATAGTCAATATGTTACAAGATCTATCTAAGAAGGTAGATGTATTGATAACTGATGTCAAAACCTCAGGTAAAGCCAAAGTCGATAATGTTGATATTTCTTCAGTTGCTGGTTACTTAGTAAAGAACTCAAAAGTATCAACAAATATAATTGGTGACATAAAGAGCAACTTTAAAAGCATACAACTTCATGAATCAGTCTTTACAAGATTGTCGAAAGATGGTTTTGGGTTGATGAAGAATATCTACATGGGTTTAAATGTCTCCAACGACCAACAGTTTAAAAAGACATTCATTGATCGTGGCGGCGATTACAAGAAGTACTTCTGGACACAAGGTATAAAACCAGGTTCAGAAGGCGCTATTAAATTCATGGCTGATCGTTCTTTAATTCTGGTTAAGTCCAAAGGCGGTTTCGAAGATAAGACTGGAACACAATGGTTTTTATCAGCCATTGATGAATTCTGGGGAGAGGGACTACCTTTGCCGAGATCAATCAATGAGACTGAAGCCAAACGTCCGGGTGAAACAGCCTCAATGACCAGAGAGGAAGTATTAGAGTTGGCTAACTTTGTAAAGGACATGATTAAGTACACAATCGAGTCTTTTAAGACCGATTATATCGAACTTAATAAAATGAACTCTACGACTTTCGAATATCAGGTTGAAGGCTATAAGTACCAAAAAGGATCTTCTGAATTTGGTGTGCGTTACGATAATGGATTAGTTGAGACAAAAGACATTCTGAAGAAGGGGTTGCAAAATGTTACCTATCATTCAGACAAGATCTATTGATTTCTCACAAGCAATCATGGAGTTGAAATTCACAACTACCAGACAAGCTTTCCATGTTTTAAACAGAATAGCTGTTAATTTCTGATAACAGCATAAAAGGGGGAAATCCCCCTTTTATGTCGGATCGTCTTTGACAACAAATACTTTATTAGGTTCTTCGATTCGCTTGATAATGAACCATCCTCTACTACACCATAGATCATCTCCGACTTTTAAACCATAAGTGCTAATATTCCATTGCTCCTCTTGCTCTTTTTCCAATTTGTTTTTATCAAAAAACACAATTGAGAACAATTCGAGAATAGAATCTATCAAGTCTTTTAAAAGATTTATCATAACGCTTACTTAATGAATTATTAAATCTTTATTATCCTTTATTTTAATTGGAAGTACTTCATGCTTTAAGTTCCTTCTAATTCTATCACATATGTTAATCGGTGAGTGTTTAATTCCAATAAAGTGGGTTTGATTGGAATTATAAAGTTCCAAACTATCAACATATAGTCCGACACCGAGATTGGTGGATTTCTGAAAATTATAGGAATTGTATTTAAAGATCATATCTTTAAAATCATCAACTAACCTATCGCCAGCTATTGACTTGCTATCAAAACTATTGACAACATCAATTGCGTGATTTGGCGTGATTATTCCTTTTTCATAATCCAGATCAGAAACATCACCATGTATAGAAGTTAATGATAAGTGATTTAAAACACCTCTATCAACTTCGTAGTTCAATGTCAATCCAACAATCGTTCTGATATCATCCGAAGCTATGATTATTTCAGAATATAGACCTCGTAACTTATCGAATCTACAGAGGTTGTGTACTTCAGTGGTTAATTCTATAAAGTAATCTAGATCGTCGTAATTTAAAAATGAATTTGTCTCTTTTAGATGATTATTTAAATCTTCCTCAAATCTGAGTAGTTCGTTTTCATTTATGTTTCGCTTGGTTACTTTGAACAACATGATTATTTATTTGTTTTTAAATTCATACAAATACAATGAAAACAAAAAAAAATAAAGAACATAAATTACAGAAAGACCCGGAGGTCTTTCTGTAATATGTTTGGGTTTAACCCTTCGCCAGAGCTGCTGCTGCTTGTTCTGCCAGAGACAGACGAACCTTCTTCATGTCACCGATGTTGCGAGTGCTTTGAACTTCAAAACCAGCACTGACGTTGCAGTACTTGACCGTCTTCTGATCGGGGTTTTGAGGGTTCGGGAACGAAGCTTCGCGAGTGAACGTTGCCGAGAAGGAATCCTTACCAACAGTGGGAAGCGTCAGCTCAACCTTTTGAACTTCAGGATGCTTCTTGAAGAAGTCGATAGCTTCTTGACCACCACCGTATACGGTGCCGGCTGCAAACAGCGAATCAGACTTCTTGATCGATTCTGCCATTGCAATGGTTACGCCTTCAGGCAGGGAAGAAGCGTACAGGGCATTGTCTTCGACTTCAATGATGCCGATGGTCTTATCGGAATCACTCAGACGAGCCTTCAGATGAGGACGTGCGCCTTTGGCGAATTCCAGAACATCAGCGGGAACTTCAACAGTGGTCTTGGTTTCAGTCTTGTTAGACATTTTAGTTTCCTTGGGAAAAGACAAGTTTAGTAGATGTGATTAATAGGAATCACGATTGCGACCATTAGAGGAGGATTTACGTCCACCATAGTCATTGTTACGTTGTCCGAATTCTCCGCGATCTTTCCGACCGAAGGATTGTGGTCGCGAGTTATTCGAACCGTAACTACCGCGCCGACCGTAACCTTCCGACGAGTCGTGGTCAGGGCGCAGTTGTTGCTCAATTAGTTTCTGAGTTTTCTCAGGGTTTTCATCGAACAAACATTTCTTCAAAGCATGCTTGGTAATAAGACGTGCCTTAATCATGGAACCATTTTGAGAAGCTTCAACGCAACGGTTGTAGCCAAAGACAACATGATATTTGCCTTCAAAACGGAAGAGTGTGATGGGTTTATTTTCGAAATCTTCTTCAGAACAATGCTTGAGTTCAGTTATTGATTTCTTTTCAATGTTGAGTTCTTTTACATCAACTTGAACTGTTGGTGATGTATTAGCCGCAGTGATGATTCGGCTAAAATCATATTTTTGATTTAGAAAAAGGAACGAAGCCTCTTCCGACATTTCTTTATCTTCAGGAAAATCCATTTTCGTTAATTTATGAAAAAGGGTTAGGTTTGTCCACATGTATCAATGTGGTTTGTAAAAAAACCACAACAGTACAACCTAATGCAGTTATGTCTGTTTAGTGATATGTGTTTATAAAATGTTTCAATGGGTATAAAACAGGGGGACTGTCCCCCTGTTTTATATTAATCACATCGTGCTTACTACTCGATTAAATTGTTCTCGAGTCCTGGTTAACTTATTAATTGCATTTATAGCAGCTCTTACTAATTCGTAATATGTTTTAAGTATTTCTCTTTCTAATTTTGTCTCATCACTTGTGAGATCTTTACCAGTTATTCCGGTTAACAAAACGTCTGTAATAGCTACGGCCATTTTTTCAACCACACTATCTTTACTTTGTTCTTCTATTAAGAATTTTTCGTAAAGATTAATTACTCTCTCAATCATGGGTGAAATTACTTTAACCGTGTCGTAAATTTGATATGCGACTTCTTTAATTGTTTTATTATTTATATCTTTTAATTCAACTTCATCAATCTCAAACTCAGTTAATTTCTTATTTTCGTTAATTAAGTTTGAGTTACGTTCAAGATAATCAATTACATCTTGTAAAGACTCTGATTTCTTGTATGTTTCAGTCATACCTTTTATGACTGTAACTAAACGAACGATACTGTCTGATAGTCTTACTATATAAGTGTAATCATTTTGCGCATAACAAAAATAAGGTAGATTCCGGGCATTTAAAATTTGTGCACCGGTATTTACGAATCCATTATGAAAACGACTATCGGTCTTAATATCGAAAATACCATTTATTACACGATGATAGTCGGAAAAAGCATTTAATTGAACACCAGTTTCCTTAGCTTTATTTTCTACAAGTGTTTTTAATTCACCGATAGTGACGTTCTGAATATCAGGGTTTGATTGTTCGTTAGATGCACTTTGTTTAGTTGTATCTTTTTGTTCTTTTTTGATTTCTCGTTCAGCTTCTTCTATATTTTCTTTAAACTTCTTACTATTATTATTTAATTGTTCCGTTTGTGTTTTATTTGTTCCAAAAATCTTTTCTTTAAACCAAGCTATAAGTTGTTTTATTTTTTCAATTATCTTTTTAAAGAAATTAGCAGCTTTTTCTTTAAAAGTAGAACCGTCTTCTAAACTAATGCAGTTATTGAGACCAAAAATATCAGTTTTATCAAAACTGTAATTTAGATCAGCAGATATTGTTTCCATCGAAACATGGTATCTATTGTTCGAATCAATTGTTTGTTTTAGGTTTAAGTGTTTCATTTTATTATCTTAGTTAAATTTAGATAGAATTTAAATCTCAAGGCCGTTTATATTAATCACCGTTATTAATTAAATTATCTATGTCTATTACAAGAGTGCGAGATTGATTACCGATGCGTTTTACTGCTTGCAATAAAATGGCTGTGTTAGATATTAGATTTCTAAACGTTCTTATTTTAGCTATATCGTCCTGAGTTAAACCGTGTTCTTTAGAACCGCTGTCTGCTAACTTGTCAGCAAATCGAGCCATTTCAAGAATCTTATCGGCAACTGATGAACTATCACCACCCTTATCGATAATCCTCAACACTTTCTGTTCATAGCTCATTGTGGCTTTAAGTAATTTAGCTGTAAATTCATGAACATTACTATCAAGACACTTATCCATCATTTCTTTAATGTGGTGTTCGTTAGATAGTACTTCTTCGTATTTATCAGTAGCTGTACCGCCGTGTATAGATATATCCTTAAAACCGGTATTCTTTTCTAACGCATCATTAAAATCTTTAAAGAATTTAACTGCGTCATCCAAATCACTCATTAAATCAGTCGCAATGTTTACCATGTGATATTCTTGAAATAACAACATGTATAAGTCATTACGCCAGGTATTACCAACCACTGATATTTTTCTAGATAAATTATAACTCATTGAAACTATAGCAGTTGCACTTACATGGGATTTTAATTTATCCTGTAATTCAGTATTTTTCTTAGTTAGATCGGCTTTATCTTTTTCTAGAAGCTTTACTTTATAAGAATCGCCTCTTAGTTCTGTGATCTTAATGTTAAGTCTTTCAATTTCGGCTGCTTGATCTTTAATAAAATCTTCTTTGGATTCATAATCTGCTGCTTTCCTTGAGAGTTTCACATTTAAAACAGCTAGAGTTTCTTCTAATTCTTTTATTCTATTGCTGTTATGGATAAGCTTATCAAACTCTTCTTTCCTCTTTTTTTGTTCTGAAGAATCTAGACTGTTTGCTATTTTTCTAAGAAAATCAGCAATCGCTTTAAATACTTTACTTAGAAAATCTTTAACTTTTTGTTTAAGACTATCGGAATCTTCTAGTCCGAATGATAGTTTCAATGAACTTAATTCTAAACCACTTAGAGAGTTATTTAAATCTTGCTCAAGTGATTCGAGAGAAATACTTTGAACAATTGGAGTTTTTTGAAATTGAGTTATGCTTAGGTGTTTCATTTTTTATATCGTGAATAAATAAATAAATAAAAAATGGACTGGATAAACCAGTCCATTTATGTTGTTTACCATTTAGCCCAAGCTGGACCATCTTCAGATTCTAAAGACGTGGACCAACCCATTGTCTTGAATAAATCTTCAGCAGTCAGTATCGCTGACTCAGTTCCTATACCGGCAGTAGTTCTTGCAGCTAAAATAGCTCTTTCAAATTGACCACGATTAATGATCATTGAATCACCACTATAAGACTCCAGTACTGGACTGTGATATTTATCAGCGTAAGCAATACCTGGCTCATTTACCAAGTCAAATGTAACCACTGCTTTTAAAGCACGTTTGATTACGTTTTGATGGTAGTAGTCTTTTGTAAAGGAACGAATTGAGAAACAAACATTTTTATCTTTGTTCTTCAAGGCTTCGTCTAAGACATAACCCAGTTCACCACTTGGCTTTACTTTACTCATGATAGCGATGATGGGTCTGCCCTTTTCATCTTTTACTCTATCAAAGTCAAGCCAGATTTCTTTATGGTGACAGCAAATACGTTCCTCGTAAATGCTGAGCACTCGTCTTGCAAAATCAGATTCAGATTGTCCAATTTGTGGTTTAGGATGTCCGTTTTCTCCGTTCAGAGAACCCTTCTTGACACGTCTCATGAACTGACTAGAAGATTCAAAGATCTCTCTAGATTGCTCATAAACGTAATATTGTCCAGCAGAGTTAAAGACATCCAATGCACCCACAACGACTTCGTAATAACCATCGGCGTCTGGAGTTAGGAGACCAACTTTATTGGTACCTAACAACGCAGTACATCCGAATCGCACACTGTTATGGTTCATTTTTGTATTCCATTATTTTCTTAACAAACTCTCAATTCTTTCTTCACGTTCTGAAGGAGAAACAAGAGAAGACACAACACCTTCTGTAAAATGACTACCAGCCAGTTTATTAGTTGTGTTGGTTGCAGAGTAAGTAACAGATTTGAGAGGAATGAAATAAGGATTGATGTTTACCAAATCTTCCTCACTTCTAACCGCTTGTCTGTAGTACTTTGTTCTGTCTGACGGATCTCTAGATATCATTGAAACAAGCAATTCTGTTACTTCGTGCTCTCTACCAATGTTGGCGCCAGCATGGTATTGTGCAGTATCAAATATCTTTGCTAGTTCTTTGTATCCCAAATACCAAGGTACATTACCCTTAGATATTATCTCGTCATAAATTCGATAAGTCAAGACGTCTGTCTTGACTAAGTTAAGCGTGGCAATTACAGTGCTACCAGGCTCAAAAATAAATTCATAGTAGTCGTCTCCGTTTATAGTAACTATGTTTCTATAATCAGGCGTAATTCTGATCATGGCGTTAACCATCGATACGCCGTAGAAGTTTTCGACTACAATGGCGTATATACCGACGATGTGTGTATCGACTCCGATAGACACCAGATTACGTTCTGAGAAACGGACAGGACAGTAGATCTTACACTGTTTTAAAGTGATCAATCTACCGTCCTCCAGTTCGGAGAGACTAGCATGTATCTTTTCAGGATTTCTTCTGAGCTTTGTGATATCCATGCTAATCCTATTTTTTATCTACGAGCAGATTCAACGCGGAACATGGAAGCAACCCACTTCGAAACATACATGGCAGTCATGATGCTTGCAGCGGTTTTGATATCCATATTCGGATTACTCTTCTTAACTCTATCCAGAGTAGAGAGAATTTCATAAGCGCTAGTGTGTCCGTAGCGAGCAGTACAAACCAGTCGCAGGATCAAACCGTGAATGTTATCAACTTCATCGAGTTTTGTTTTTTCCAAAGCTTCATTGAACTTGCTGATAACGTTCGCTCTTTGCTGAATCGGTAGTTCTTCTGGGCTAAGATTTGCAACGTGACTGCTGAATTCTGTTGCAAGAATTTCGCGAATCTTATTAAACTTGCGAAGCTTAACAACTGTAGAAGTCAAGACAGTGTGCTTGTCCCAAACATTCTTAAGAGCAACCGAATTATCGGTAATATAGCTCTTAGTTAGTTCGGGATTATCCAGAGTAGACAGTCCAAAAAGAGCAGTGTTGTCACCACCTTCATTTATCCATTCTTTATAAAGAGTGGGATTAACGAAGATCTTAACAAAACCATCTTTCTTAACGATTCTTTCAACCAGATAACCTACCTTGTTAGATAGATCTTGTCTGTATTTTGCTCTGAGCAAACCAAGAGCTGCTTGGGTTCTGTATTGGTTTAACAGATCCTTATAAGCAGTTAAACTCATTCCGGCGTCTTCTTGCGGATTGCTGATGAGATTTCTAGCAACCAAGAATGTAACGAGCGAGCGACAAACAGCATACTCAGGCTCATTGAGTAGTTGAGTTGTTGTCTTAGCGCTATCGCCGTCTGGTTGGGGGATGTTGGTAAACATCGTTTCCCAAACATGTTGCAGAGTTCCAGGAGTTAGCTTCGAGACATAAATTGCAACAGCTTCATCCAAAGTGATCGAACCAGTCTTCATCAACTCCAGTACTTGCTCGTCCGTGCGAGTGGAGTGTTGGAAACCACCTTCGATATCGTAGGTTGCTTGGTCCTTGTATCTTTCAAGAGAGTCTAGGAGTGCCGGCTCTGCCATGAAACTGTAATTTGCACACTGCACAATTTCAATTTCATGAAGCGGGTCTCTAGATACCTCATCAATTACCGGAGTCACACTTTCAACAAAGTGAGTAACTTCAGGAACAACGACTGTACGAGCCAGAGCCAGGTGGTTGCGAACAGCAGAGGCTACAGCAGTCTTTAGTTCTGCCATGTCGATTGCGTGCTCGTCATAACCCTTGATGGGGCACAGTGAATTGATTGCTTCTTCCAAAGCTTGTCCTTCCAGAGGACGGCCTTGAATATCAATCAAGTCACGCTTCATGCAGCTCTTGACCAATATGTCGAGAGGTGAACCAGTGACGGCACGAACATAAATGTCTTTTTGATCAAGCGTTTGAGTTAAAGGCAATGCGATTGCCAGTGAGGTAGATTTCAACATCTTAGATCCCCTTTATGATGTTTTCAATCTCACTTTGGAAAGTGGATTGAGACAGTTGTTGAAGCATTTCTTCATTCAAAGGCAGATCACCAATAGTGTTATCCACACCGCTAGAAGAATTCAAGATTTCAGAACACACCTCGCTCACAAGTTGTGAAGCGTTAGCCAGTGTAAGCTGAGTAACTATGGATTGTTGATTTTTCATGTTGGTTTCTCATCAGAAAAAGTAGAAGAGGGAGATAACTCCCCCTTCTCTTATTTTTTATACATTTCGACAGCTTTCTTGCCGATAACGTCAAGCAATGTAGTGGTTGTACCTATAACAATTGGACTTAAAACGATACGATCATCAATACTCTTAGCTCCGAATATTGCATCAATTGGTTTACCAGACTCAGTAACTGTATTTTCTCCGAATACTCGACCAAATACGGTTTTCATCTGATTGCCAAAAACACCCTTATCGCCTACCCCAGCATCTACTTCAGCGGTGATGTAGATTTGAATTGCTGCAGTATCCAAAGCAAGTGCTTCGTTATCAATTCTGAAGTTCTCATCTATACTACCGGTAAAAGCTTTTTTACCAGCAGAGCGATTCCTCTTAGATATTTGAGCGTCAGATATATCTGCTATTTCTCTAAGACTTTCACTCATGTCTTCCTTATCACCGTGATAGTACACTTCTATTCTCTCCACTTTACCTTGAATTTTAGATAATGGAGATTGTGATGAAAGAACACGCAATGTATCCAGAATTGAATCGTCCAAAGCGGTATTTCTACCACCTATGTTGTCGTCAATGTTGCATAAGATACTTTCCGATTCTAAGACTTGGCCTACCTTAACCAGTCTATGAACTTGTTGCTGGAAACCAACAACGATCGTTCTGACCTTGGTAATCTTTGTCCTGAGCTTACTTGCTAATCTTGTCGATATAGCTGAAGAGTCTTCCAAAGTATCTGCGCTTTCCAACAATACTGTCCTGGCATTAACTGCAGACTTCCAAACTATCTGTTTAGGATTGAGAACGTCTGGTTCAAAGAAACCATCGTTGTAGGCTATCGGATCGCCCTCTTTGAAAACATCGCCTGTTCTGAGAGGAGTGATAACGGTGTGCGGGATTATCAATCCTGCGGCTTTACCGTATATAGATCCTAATTGAACGCCCTTTCTCTCACCGTCCTCGTACTCGACAATGATGCCTTGATCATTAGCGCTTATAACCTTACCAGATTTTTTGGCCATGTAAGCAAACATTTCGCCAGTCTTATAAGGAATAACTTGCTCGTAACCTGTTCTAACAGAATTTTGGTGATACCCGTTACAGGAAACACCATGTCCGTGTTGAATGGCGATGAAGTTAACACGCTTTGGCGTTATGTTCAGATGAGGTCGTTAATCTCATCCCGCGACATCACTCGCAGCTGCATGTTTCCATGCAGACCAGACTATATCTTCCTCCGTTCTGGAGGTCTCTCGTTTCGAGTCACTTGACTCTACAGACTGATAAGGTCTTAGTCGTTGAACCTTCCTCTGTTCAGAGGCTTGGCTGCTGATTGCCCATTGTAGTATCTATATTCTTTTCAAACCATCACGATTGATCTTTCGACCTGCGTTGTGGTGCACATAGCTTTAGGGGTTTCCAGCAATTAGAGAGAATTCTATTTATGTATTCCTACATAAAAGGACTATGTTAGTAATAGCGATAGCGTTTTCCATCATTGAAGATTTTTTCGCCATTGCTTTTAAGTCGTTCACTTAAAGTAGAAGGTTTTAATCCCATTGCTTCTGCGCATTCTTTTGCAGAAGCAAATGTTATTTGTTGATTATTTTCATCAATTACAACAATTGATTTTTTAACTTTACTTTCGCGTAAAGGATCATCAATGATTCTCCATGGAGAGAAATCATTTTTAAATTTTATTTGAAAACAATCTTTTATTAGGGATTGATCATTATTTGACAATCTAACACTTACGGCAGCATCACTGAGTCCGAGATAACTTGCCAAATCTTGCTGTTTTTCGAAACTTATAATTTCGTTTGTATGTATGTTTCTTAAAAGAACAGATCGATTTCTTCCGTATTGATTGTCTATTTGATCAGACCATGGTTTACTATCGTCTCTTTTTCGATATTGTAAACCTTCCGGATATACTCTTTTTTCACAATTATTTATTCTCCAAAGAACAGCGTCTTTAGAAATTCCTAATTCACGACTTACAGATATCGCGCTAGGATAATGTGTTATTTCATTTGTTATTGGATTTCTTGTAGATATAGGAATACATTTTTCTGTAAGTCCTAATTCTCCAGCGTGTTCGATATTTCCTTGATATGTTGTCCATTCAAGATTATCGACACGATCATCTCCTTTTATGCCGTTTTTATGATTAACAATTTGGCCCTCTTTTGGTAATCCAAAATTAACCATGGCAACTAAACGATGTCGTCCAAATGTCATTGTGTTACCAAAATCATCTGTTAATCTATAATTAACATAACCATCAGGATTTGTACTACCTTGTAACCAAGTATTTGATTCACAATTGAATACATTTCCATCGGGTGTTATTTTGTAACGAGTATATCCAGGTATTGTAAAACCTTGCATTTTTTATCTCCTATTGCTCAAATAATAGGAGGGTGAACTTTACCTAATTTCAATTAACTAACATCAATCATCTACTGTTGCTCCAACTGATAACAATGCCGATGACGATAGTAATGGAGTAGCTCCAGATTTACCGACGACGTATCTTCTACTTATACCTCTTAAAGATGTAAACTGCGGATCTCCGCTGAGGAATATGTTAATGCCTACGTCAGAGTTATCCACTGTCGATTCTGATATAGTACCCATGTCGTTTTTGTGATAAACTCGAGTTCGCTTAACCATGCTTCTCGAACTTCTACCACCTATCCCAGAATAAGTAACAGCTTCCGCTTCTTTCATATTCTGTATTGGATTAATTTCAACGACTTGATTTTTAGCTGGGTCTTGGTTAATCTGAATCCAAACCGCGTAAGGATTCATCTCAACTGGATATCTGTACCTACCAGGTCTTGCATTATGTATTCTGATGGAGCGAACCATCTCAGAATATACAACACCAGCAAATCTTTCATATCCCTTTATTCGCATGTATTCGCTATCTAGTTCATTGGGATGATGGTCGAGTAGAAGTAATTCTGCACTTCTCTTCAAAAGACCTTCAAAGTCTGTTGGTTCCTTCATCTCAACAAGAAGATCCTTTGTTATTGGATCAACGAACATGTTAGATAGTAAATCGATTTCCCTCAAATAACGAACACCCAATCCTGCGTCTTCAAGTACGTTCAGATATACGTCAGGTTTGTCGAATTCATGTACGTTATAGGTGATGGTGGTATCTCTGTGTTCTCTCCAGCCGCCGAGTATCATAGAGGCTAATCTGTCTTCTCTATTAAATACCCAAGTCTCGTCTTGGAACACAATTTCCCATTCGTCGGGAGTTAATTGTGCTCTCTGCCCGGCTGGAACAACTCTAGGAGTTATTTTTAGACTTCTAACCAACTTACTGAACCCATAAAGGTAACTCAATATTACACCAACAGGTATTGATTTACCAAATACTCTCAACTCCGCAAAGTCCAGAGGAGTCTTCTTGCTACTTATACCTAACAGATCTTCAATTGAAGGCATTGCTTGTAAGCTAAAGTCTGTAGAGCTTACAGTGTGGTATAAAGCATTATTTTTACCGATAACCAGTATTTGTCCTTGACTGTTTGATCCAGCGACAACAGCTCCATCTTGTTCAATTTCACCGATGTTATTGGAACTGGTTATTTTTGCTCGACTGTTGTAGTCGAAATTCAAATTCCAATACAAATCGTATTCGTTTCTCTTTGTTTTCAAAGTGAAAGAATTAAAGTTTTGAGCTAAAATGGTGTATAGTCTAGGCAATTTAATTTCATTTCTGAAAGAATTACCAGGAGCCATATTTGTGATTAGGTCTGATTCTTTATTAAAGCCAAGAACCATTATCGATGCTGCTAACCACTTACCGTAATTATTGGTTCTTCTATCGTTTCTTTCAACAAAGACTTTACCATAGTAGCTTGTTAGAGAAACCCTACTGGGAGATATTTTTCTGATAGGTAAATCACCTCTTTGTTTACGGAGTCTATAGTTGACACCGTTAACCATGAAGTTACCTTCATCATCTACTTTTGGTATCTTGAAGTGAATTGTACTGGCTGTGCCTTGCAGTGGCTTTATCTTGACTTGATAAACAAAATGAGATCCAGTGATGTCTTCGACTTCTTCGACTTCGTAATCTGTGACGATGACTCCTGCTTTCTGAATAGATAGAACGGCAGCAGCTATGTCTTTTTGAAGAATGTGATTTACATATTTCTTATCAAATTCCAAAAGTGATGACTTCAACATTGTTTTATCAACAATGGTATTCTTATCAGGAATTGAGGGAGATTCTTTTATTTGTAAATCTTGAGGAGCAATCTGAATGAACTTATCAAGAGTAGTGCCGTCTGGGGCTTTCAGAGTCTTATAAGTACTAGCCATTTCTAAGTACTTACGATATTCTGCTGCGGATAGACCGCCTGAATCTGCAAGTCTGTCGCAGTGTTCGACTATCGCGCCTTCGAGAGTATTAGGTTTAGTCTTTATCTCAATTACTTGAGTACTAACGTTACCATCAACAACAACATCCATTCCGCTGTTATCGCCAGTGGTCTCCAGTTTCTCTAAGTCAGCCTCTATCTCTGCATCAATTTGTTCATGATTCTCATCTTCGAAATCATTGGCAATTTGAATTACTTCTCTTTCATTTCTGACATCTGTAGTTTGATCAATATCATCATCGTCCGGATCTAAACTACCGTCGTTATCAACAGTGGTTGTCTTTGTTTCCGTTTGATCTAGACTTTGATCCAGCACCACGTCTTCTTTAACATCCACGTTATCTGGAAGATCTGGGTTTGTCCTAGCCTCGAACAAAGAAATGAGAAGTCTCAGAAAGCGTTTTTGTAACTGCTCAGGATCGAGTCCTTTTGTTATTTCTTGACCGTCTGGTTTTTCACCAGGTTGGGATTTTCTCCAAGAATCTAGAACTCCTAGATTTATAACAAACCATCTTCCCGATTCCTTGAAGATGATGTTAATCTTGTCGTATTGTTCTTTACTTCTAATGTTTAAACCTATTATAGATTTAGATCTATTTTTGCCTAACCATTTCCATATATCAAGAATCATCAGACTCTCTGGACTGTTAAATACTTTAACAGTATTTTGATTCATCACCTTTTCAGCGAGATTCAAAGATGATATACTCGGAAGAATATTTGGAAGATCAATTTCAATATAGTGATTTCTATTGATCGTCGGCACGTATGTGGTAACTTCGTCTATTTTATTCCAAATAGTTGAAGTCAGATTGTACCACTGATAATACGCAGTGTAATAATTTCTGAGATATTTATAAGTTCTATGAATCAGCGAGTAGCTGAAACAAACATGAATAAATGGATCTCTGTACGATGTCTCGGCATCTTTGAATAATCTGAATCGTGGATTATTTGTTCGATGTAATCTTATTTGTTTGTTTACATCATAAACCAGAACCCTAGGATTTCCTTCTGTGGACGAAATCCTACTTATGTGGTCGATATAAATTGGTCTTTGTGTTTGTCCAAATATTGGATCCGTATCAACAGGTCCATCGTCCAAAGCACTTGTTCCAGGATAGTGAAATATAGAGTTCTTAGGAAGATTCAATAATTCTAACTTAGGAAGCGGAGGCTTCACAAGTTGATTAGAATTCCTAATTCCATATTTTCTAAAGAATAAAGATGGTTCAAGAATCATTTTAATTTCCGGTCATGTTGTGTAAGACCAGTTCAACGGTTGACACAGACGTGCTATTTATGAATTCACCATTCGTACCAACATAAGCTCTACGGCTGTTGAAATACGTTTCACATTCTCTGATAGATTCGTCAGAATAACAAATGTTAGCTGATGAAGTGTCTCCGTCAAAGTCTGCCCCCAGTCTACCTAAGCGACTGCTGTGAGGAATCAAACTGTTAACAAAAGCCGAACCAATCAATGGGAATTCATAAGCAGTGCTTTCAGGCGTCGGTTTCCAAGCATAATCCAACGGAACTCTCACCTCACTCTTTAGAGTTACTTTCAAATGAGTTCTACTGGGATATATGCTACCAATACCTGTTACTGGATAACGTGTGACTAGAACTGGATATTTCTTTGCATTTGCGTATACGGATATGTATAAGAATTCAGAGAAAGTAATGGGGTAAACGTACTTCCTACTAAAATTCTCAGGTAACTCATCAATACTGTGCATGACCTTGAAAGTTCCATCAGGTCCTTTATAGATCAATGCTAGATAATAACCATCAATGATGATTGGTTTATTTCTGATACTCTCGTCTTTGAAACGATTGATCATCTTTTCGATGCCTTCGTTTGTACCCCAGTAATTGTAATACTTACTGTGCAATAAGACTTGCTCGGACTTAAGAGTTTCTCTATTGATGAGGTTTGCTGGTTTATTGATATCAGTAAAGATTGGATCTAAGAATCTTCTTATCTGAAAAACACTGACAGGAAGACTAGCTTTTAAATACTGATACAAACCAATTATAGTGCTATTAAATCCGGGATTTCCTTCAGAACCCAAAACATCTACAGAAGTATCCATAGCGGTAATAACATTACGTGTACCGTTAAAGATTCTTCTGGATGCCCATCTTCCGAGCATTAGTTTCTTCTTACCTTTTACTTGAGATTCAAGTAAATTGTACAATTCAACAAAAGCTAATTGCAGATGGAGTCTTGGAACGTCCAATAATTCCGGACTTGTTTTTACAACGTTTTCATTTATCGTGTTTGATTGTTTTATAAGACTGCGATAAATTGTATTTATTTCGTTTTCACTGATTCTATTTTGAGCAGTGAATTCAATATCTCTCAAACCAGCAGGCAGAACAATGATGTATTTGTTCAATGCAGTATCTCTGTACTTGTAGAGAAGCTTTGCATTCTCTTCTCGAACAATACTTTTTGTTTCTTTAAATACAATGTCCTTCCAGTGCTTTAAGAAAAAGTACATCCCAGTTTGTCCGTTGATGGCGTCAGACTTATCAAAGTCCTTTTCTTCATCATTCCAAACGGCATAAGACTGAGCGTTGATTATTTCGACGTACAGTTTCTTAAGGTCCCCTAAGGCTCTGTAGATAATCGGATGGATAACTTCTATCTTGATATCGATGTATGAGAATCGATAATTTCTTTTCTCATCACCCATTCTACCGAAAATTTCAGTAGAAAACAATCCCTCTGGATGAAAGTCAGAAGTACTACCATCAAAGAAGTCTAATACTTTAACAGGCTTTAGTCCTGTTAATAATTGGTCATTCAGACGCAACAGTGTTACGTTGAAGGGTACTGATGTTTTATTCATTTTTCATTAACCTTCCATTAGGTACTACACTGAAT